GTACTCCGCGCCAATCCGAACACCGTTTGCCGCATCACCAGTAAACGAAGTTGCGTTTGTAGCCTGACCGACATTTGTTCCGTTTAGGTAAAGCGTAATCGTTGAGCCACTTCTAACCAGAGCAACATGGTTCCATGCGTTTAACTGGGCGGCAGTTGAGGCTGTAATAACCGCGCTGCTTGTTAAGAAAATGATGACGTTGCTAGCGTTTTGATACATCAAAATGCTTGTGCTTCCACCCGCTCCAAGCATGAAAAAGGTTTGAGACGTTGTGGATGTTTTATAAAGCGACATTTCAATAGTAAAGTCACCGGCCAAATCCCATGCGGTGCTGTCTGCCAACTGCAAATAATCCCCACTCCCATCAAAATACCCGCTGCCGCCATTCGTCGAGGCAGACCAAGCAGCCGTAGGGTTGAACGGGGAGAAAGCCTGTACCGATACGTCACCGTTGCGGGTGATCGTGTAAGCATTAGAGGAAGCGTCAATGAACCTATTGGCTTGGCAGGTTAAGACAACCGTGTTGGCATCGGATGTAAACGGCGCAGTTGGCGCAGCCGTGATCGTGCGAACAACGTTTGAAACGCGGATGTTTGACAGGTAGCCAATCCAACGGTACGGGTCGCCGTTCCACTCGCCGCCAATCGTTAGCGTCGTGTTTTGGATTGACCCAGAATTCGTTGCCGTGCCAATGGATGAGTTATTGATATACGCAGTAACCGTTGAACCTGTTCGCGTAATCGCAAAGTACACCCATTGATTTGTCGGAATCGCAGAGCCGAACTCGTTGATGGTGCTGGTGATTTGCAGCGCCAACTTGCCAGCGGTTGTGATGTAAATGACCGTTCTGCCGCTAGTGCCAGCAGTTCCCTGCGAAATAATGGACGGGCCGTTTGCGTAACTGTTGCACCAAATCCAGCCGTCTACCGTAAAGTCGCCCGTTGCTGGGATGGCTTGGGTGGCGTTGGTAGTTAAGTAGTCGCCCGTCCCATCAAAATAGTTCCCCCACCCCGTCTGCGAGAACGGCGAGAACGTACCCTGCGTCGTGTTGCCGTTGCGGGTGATCGTGAAGTTGTTGGTGGACGAATCAAGGAACGTGTTGTTCTGTGCGCCGTTTGTCCCGTTACCGGGCAGCAACAGCGTGGTGTACTCAAAGTTCGGGTCAGAGACGACCTGCGGCGTACCACCTAACAGCAGAAGTTGCGATCCGCTCATGGCTTAACTCACGTTTCCGTTGATAACGCAGACCGTACCAGAGAGGAACAGTATCGTCGCCACACCTCGCGTTGCCAAAGTCACCGTCGCCTTATCCGCATCCGTACCCGCGATATACGCCGTCGTAATGGTGCAGGTAATCGTCACGTTGCCCGAGGTGTTGTTGAAGATCGACACCACATCGCCAGCGGCGAACGTCGCATTCGGAATCGTGATAGCGCCAGAAGCGCCGACCTCGATGAACTTACCGACATCGCCCACTACCAAGTCGTAGTTAGCCGTCTTGGCTGAACCAGACTGCGGGACGTTACGGAATCCGACCGTCATCGTCTCTGCCGGGAATGTCACCGTATTGGTGCCAGCCACAGCAGGAACCGCAAACGTGATCGTGCCGGACGTTGAGCCGGTCACCTTCAAGTTGCCAGAAGCAAGCGTCTGCGCGGCAGTAAACGTGTTGGCCGTGCTAGTAACCAGCGTCAGCAGGTTTGTGCCGGTGAGTTTGTAGTTAGCGCCAGAGCGGGCGACGATAAACTCGTCACCGCCTTGAGCTGGTGCGCCAGAACTTAATGCGCTGATCTTGGTATCGGCCATTTCGGTTTACTCCAAAAGAATCTTATCGCTACTTTCAAGCAGCGCGAATGAGGCTCCGTCTTCTAACAATAACTTATCGCCACCCGGCGATGGAGTCGGGATGTATTCGGGATTGTCTGGAGTTGTTGAGATCTCATGCGTTCTCTCAACTGCTCGAGCCCATGCGCGCATTAGAATGCAGCCGAGGGAATCCGCAAAGCCATCGCGTATACGCCGGTCGCAGTAGCGATATTGGCCCGGATCTCACCGGCTCCAAGCTCGAAAATGCCACCGCCGTTTGCAGTCAATGTGACCGCTGCGCCGACATCTGTTGCCGTGCCGTTTGGGCCTTTTGTTTGTAACTTGACCGTGCCGCCGCCGAATGTGCCTTCGACGCGGAACTCACCGCGGCCACCCGGCCATTGGAACCAGTTGCCGGTCGCGCTCGCATTCGATGCCAAAACAATACCTGTTGCCATTACAGTCTCCGATTACGCAATGCGGTTGATGTTTGCGATGACCGATGGTGTAACCGGTCTGGTTGGTGAAGTTTGAGCAGCCGTGAAGTCGAGCGTGACAGCGACGTTTGGCGTCGACCAGATCACCTCAATGTAGTCGCTCGCAGCGAGCTGGAGCGTGAACACGATCGTGACGACAGCCGTGCCGGGAATGCCGCCACCTTGCGCTGGAACCGTTGCGTCCGTGTTTGAGTTGGTGACATTCGTGCCGTTCTTGCGAAGCCAAAAGCTCGCAATGTGCGAGGCGCTGTTGGTGTTCTTCAGCAACAAGTTGAAGTCAAACTTGTAGATGCCAGCCTTGGTCACCGTGATTCGGGTACTAGATGCAACCGAGACACCGCTCGAGTAGTCCGTCGTCCCCCAGATCACGCCGGTTGCTGTGTTCGCTGCTGCGGTTTGGTCGGTGATATCCGAGAACGCGCCGTAGTCGTTTTCCGTGATTCGAGCGATCGGGACGCTGCCGACAGTCAACGCGCCATCCTTGCGCACCGACCACTTCGACACACCGCCGACTTGCAGATCATCGAGCAGGCTTCCAGCATCAGAGGCCGTGTCCGTGACGTTGAACACGCGAGCCTTGAACGTCGTCAGGGCGTTGTTCCATGTATCCGCTAGCGCACCAATGGACTTGCCGACAATCGCCGCAGCGGTCGCCTTCTTCGTCTCTGTACTGCTAGTGTCGACGATCGGCAGAACGTCAGCGGCAGGATCGATAGATCCCTGCGCAAGTGACGTCAGCGCCGATATCTTCTTCGTCGCCATTACATGACACCACGCGCGCGCCGGGCAGCTTCATCCTTGCGCTTGGCAATCATCTGGGCAGCAGACATCTCACCCTGCTTCATGCCCTCGGCCATGCCAGCAGCCTTGCCCTTCTTCTCGCCCTTGCGCTTCATGTACTTGCCGAATGATGTCATGCCGCCCATATCAACCACCTCCAAGCAAACGAGAAACGCCAACCGAGCCGGTCTGCTGACTGGCCGGTGTCGACATGATCGTGGAGCCGCGGCCCTTGCGGCGAGCCATGCGGCGCTGTTCGATGCGCGAGAGCTGCGCCTCATCCACCGTTGGAGGCGGGGGCGTCGGCTCGATCTTCGGCATCTTCGGCTTAAAAAGACTTGACATATCGCACTCCCTTTGGGTTGCGACGACAGTCTACCCCAGCACTCGGTAGTCTGCTACAGCCGATTGCGGTGCGTGACGACGGGCTGACTCGGTGCCTCGGAATGGCTTCCTGCCCTTGGCGAGATAGCGCAGAGCGTCGGCAAAGTGCGACGTCCAATCGTGCAGCGGCTTGTCCTTAAACCGCTGGAGCTTGTCATCGTACTCGCGCCGGTACTGCCTGATGGCATCGAGCGCTCGCACCATGCGCGCTCTGGCTTCGTCTGGCGTCTCGCCCGGGAACGGCTCCGGTGCCATGTTGAACTCGGTCGCAGGCAGCATCATGCGCACCGACTGGATGCCGTCGTCGACCGAATCGCGCTCGAGGATGCGAGGCTTGAATCCATAGTTTGCCGCGACCTGCGCTCGAGATTGACCGCTGCCCCATTCCTGCTGCGCTCCGTCGTGCGGCCAGATGTGTTCTCCGTAGACGTAATCGAGCGCGAGCAGCTTCTTGACGTACCACTCGAGGCCGACACCGCTGCCCTCGAGCACGTTGATGATGCGCACCTTGTGACCGATCAGTTGGTAGAACCAGATCACCGTCGAGTCGCCGACGCCAATATCCCATGCCGTACCGACAGGCTGGCCGATGATGTGCGGATACTCTGCGATGCGGCCATTCAGCTCTGCCGATCGGATCAACTCGCCGTAGTACGCGCCCGGGATGTCTGCGTCGAAGTCGCAGTAGTATTCCTGCCGAATGATCGCTTCGGCTTCCTTGTCGCCGCGTTCCATGCGCAGCTCTTTGCGCTCGCGCTTGATGGTGTCGATCGGGATCGCTTTCGTGTCCTCAACCGTCAACACCTGCCCGAACCAGTCAGCGTCCTGCCGTGCGTAATCGACTAGCCGAGCGAAATGGTTGCGCCCTCGAGGAGTCGAGATGAAGATCGCCCAGCCGCCGTTCTCGGCGAGGATCGGTCGCAGGAACGCCCACGCATTGGGATCGGCCATCGCGTACTCGGAGAACACGACGCCCACCGGAGGCGAACCGACGAGGCTGTTGTAGTTATCCGAGCCCACCACCTGCCATGTCGAGCCGTTCTTGAACCGGATGAACATATCCTGCTCACGGGTCGTCTCGCGCAGCTCCTCGGGGAATGCGTCGTCGATGCGACGTTTGCCGGTGTGAGGGTTGACCGCGTCCCAGATCGCTTTACGTGACTGGTTGGCCTGCGGAAGCATATGCCACACAGATCCGACGCGGGTCATCATGGAGACAGCCGCCCAATGCAGGCTGATGTCGTCCTTACCAGAGCGGCGGTGCCATGCCAGAGCGAGGCGCTTGGTGCCGCCCTCAAGCGCTCTCCATGCCGGGATCTGGTAGTGGCGCGGCAGCCAGCCGTTAGCTGGCAGGTTTATCGTTGGCATCCGTGATCCGTAGCACGTTAACCGTCAGGCCCACGTTGCCGGAATGCTCGACCTCGGCCTTGTCTCCATAGCGCTTGGGCAGGAACTTGGATGCGAACCACTTGCGCACATCCAACTCGACCCGAGCCTGCTGGGCGTCGATCACGCCAGCCCTCATATCCTCGATGACCTGCTCGGCTTTCTCGACCTGATCAGCAGCAAGAGCCTCTAATGCGCGCGCGTAGTTGTCACCAGCGCTTACACGCAAAGCCGCTGCTCTGAACGTCGCCCGATTGATTCCAACCTCTTTGCAGGCTGCGTTCTCGGACATCCCGCCTTCGACTAGCTCCAGAACCTTGCGCACCTGTTCTGCGCGATCGGTCATTACTTCTCCGTCAGGCGCTTGACGACAGAGCTGCGCTTGGCCTTCTTGGCAGCCGATCGTGCGGTTGATAGTGCGATTGCCACCGCTTGCTTCTGCGGGCGGCCGGCTTTCACTTCTGCCGAGATGTTCTTGCTGATCGTGGCTTGGCTATATCCTTGCTTCAGAGGCATGGTTTATTTCCCCTTGTTGCGTTCGCTTATCGCTTTGGCTTTCGCTTTCGCGTCTTCTTTGCTGCTGGCTCCCCATGCTCGGAGGGCGAGGGCGAGTCTGGTTGGCTTACCGTCTTTCTCCATCGGGCCCGGAGCGTTGCCCATGCGCGCGAGAAAGCTTGCTCGACGCGGATTATCGCCAGACTTAACCGGAGCTTTAAGCTTTCCACCAGTCTCTCGAGCATAGCTTGCCCTTCCTTTCTCGTTGAGGCCGCCCTTCGCATTCTGGCCTTCTTTCCGTTGCCAAGCTGGCGTCTTCATGGGATCAGCCGCACATCGTTGGCCGGGCGATCCCGATCTTCGTAGAACGGAATGCGTTCACGGGTTGCGCCACCGAGCGCAGGGCGAGCCACCGCTTGTGCGCCTGCCAGTCTGGTTGCACGGGCAGCGAGTGGACGGAATGCAGCCGCACCCACCCGGATCTCACCAGCGATACCGCGCCGTACCGGGGGCAGCTCATCGGTGCCGTTATCGCCGAGGCGACTTGCCAACATTTCCAAAGCCACGCATTAGGAAATCACGGGCCTCGGCAGCAGACTTGAACTTGAGCTTCAGCTCGAGTTCGCCAGCCTCCTCGCCGCCCTCTTCGCCTTCCTCGCCGTAGCCTTCCTCGTCCATCATCTCGAGGTGCTTGGCGAGCATTTCTGCGCCTTTGCCTTTCATTTCTTCAACGCCGTTTTAGCAGATTCACGAAACGCCTTC